GTAGCTCACCTGAATGCGCGAGGCCGCATAGCGCGCGGTGCGCTTATCCTCGGCGACGACGACGGCAACGGGCTGGCCATAGTGCCAAACGTCGTCAAGCGCGAGGCAGCGCGCGGTCGCGCTCTTGCCGCCGAACGTAGCCGGATCGATGTAGTGCGTGATCGGGTTGAGGTGCCCGGCCGCTGCCTTGCCGTCCATGGCGTGGACGACGCCCGAGACCTTGAGCGCGCCCGAAAGGTCGACGCTGCGAATCTTCGCTGCTGCATGCGGGCTACGGACGATTGCCGCATAGAGCTGACCGGGGAAGGTGATGTCGTTGGTATAACGCGCCGCGCCGGCGACAGGCGCCCGTCCCTCGAGCGTGCGGACGGCCTTGCCTACCGACCAGTTGATCACGCTCCGCATCCGCTGCAGCACCCGGTGCGCGGTCTCCTGGTGTGAGAGCCAGATGGGCGAGAGGACGTCCACCATGTCGGCACGGGTGAGCGAAGCGACAGGCTTGTCGCCGATCAGCGGAAAGACACGGTTCTCGAGCGTGGCCAGCCACTGGTCGCAATGATTGCCGTTGCGCCAGCCGGCCTTCTGCTCGGCGTGCACGGCCCGGGCCGCCTCGGTGAAGCTGATACCCGAGTCCGTCGCCGCCTTCCGTTGCGCAATAGGATCGATCCCCTTCCCGACCTCGACCCGCGCCTTCAGCGCTGCCTCGCGTGCTTCGCGAAGCGATAGGTTCCTTGCCGGCCCCAGCGACAGATCGCGCCGCTTGCCGTGAGCTTTCCCACCAATCCGTCCTCTCCCACACCTTCTCCCACCGGAAGCGCGAGGCTTGGCGAGACAACGGCAGGCAGCATGAGGTACAAGACTGGTCGGAAAATCAACCCCAGACAGTGGGTTCAAGGCAGTGTGAGGCGGGATGAGGCAACCTGAAACAGGGCCGGTGGCGGAGGAAACCGCCTTCTCCAGCAAACTGTCGTCGATCTCGATCCAGGCGTTGTGGGGTCGGCCGTCGATGCCTTGGCCCTTGTCCACGAACCCGCGCAGGGGCACCCAGCCCTCGCAGTAACCGAAGACGACGTCGAGAAAGACGGCGATCTGCTCTGGATCCGGCTCGATGTCGAACGGATCGGCCTGCGGCGTAGCGTCGTTGAAGTCGCGCCACGTATCGAGGGAGACGACTTTGTTCTCGCTCATGCCGCCAGCCCCCAGCAGCGATCCGCCCACGGGCACATCCGGCACTCGTGGAAGTCACGGCTCGTAGCGATGCGCGGCAGCAGATCCCCTGCATCGCTCGCCTGAAGGATCCGCACGGCGCGGTCGCTCATGCGTTGAGCGAGCCCCGCGTCGAACGGCACGAGTTCGTAGTGCAGTTCGGCGGTGTCCTTTTTGATGGCGGTGAAGAGCGCGGGATTGTCGGAGATGCCGGGAACCTCGCCTTCCATGTAGGCCTGGTAGAGGGCGATCTGGGACGCGTAGACGGGCCTCGCGACAACCACGCCCTTGGCCACGGTCTCGCGCCAGTTCCTGGCGTTCATCGTCTTGCATTCCCAGAGCGCGGGAACGCCGATGCCCAGCTGCTGGGGAGCAGCGGCGATGATCCCATCGACATGACCGCGGATGCGGCCTTCCGCGACCGAGAAGCCGAATTGCTCGCCGTCCGGACGGTTGCCCTTGCGGGTGTAGAGATCGAACCCGGCACTGCGCAGCCAGCGAATGGCAAGATCTTCGAGCGCGTGTCCGATCTCGAAGATCCGCAGCGTCTGGCCGGAGAACTCCTGGCCCTCATCCTTCGGCGCCCCCGCGAACTCGAATTGCAGCGCACGTTCGCAAGATTGCCCGAGACGGGAGGCGCCGAGGTAGCTACGAGATGGCCGGGCGGCCTGCTCGAGCCCGAGCGCCCGATCGATGGCGGCGTTCAGCCGGTCGGCGAAGCCTGAACGGGGATTGAAGTCGAGCATCAGAATGGCACATCCTCGTCTTCGGCTGCCATGGCGTGCATGGCGTCCTGGAAGCCGCCGACGGCGACCTCGATGAGCGTGAGCACCTGCGCCTCCGTGAGGTCGCAGAAGCGCGCCTGCCAGCCGATCTCCTCCATGATCGCGGCGACCGGCTTCATCGCGGCGCGAAGGCGGCGCCTTCTCCTGCTGCGTGAGATCAACCATGGCCCAGTGCTCCTGCGCCAAGCGCGTCCAGAAGCCCTGGCAGGTGATCGAGCAGAACCAGACCGAGGGGCGCGGCCAGTTCGACGGCACCGGGTCGAACCAGCCAAAGCCACGGGTGGGTCGCCGACAGACGGCACAGAGCGTTCCACGCGGGTGCCAGAGCCGAAGACGATCCGCCGCCGTGATGGTGGAAACAGAAGCCATGGCTCATGCCGCCCTCCGCATCAGCGCTGCATCCGCCTGTCCGGCTGCGCCGAAGACGAGCGCGCGGATGGCCTCGCGGTTGAAGCGGAAGGCCAGCAAGGCCGATGCCTGGTAGCGGGTCAGACCGTAGTCCTGCCGGTACTCCGGCGGCAGGAAGGCAAGCTGCCGGTCGGTGGGCGGCTGGTTCAACCAGCGGCGCGTCTTGTGGGCGCTCTCGTCGCTCTCCTGCTCGTTGAGCCAATCGTCGGCCGCCGCGAGGCAGACGGTGCGTTCGCCCACTGCCAACAGATGAGGCCGCTGCTTCTGGAGGCCCCCGATGCCGTACCAACGGCCGTTCAGAAAGAAGACACCGCCCCAGGCGTTGAAGCCGTTGGCGATGAGCGCGGCATCGTCGCCGAAGAGCGCTACCCAACGGAAACTCGAGCGCTTGAGGAGATCGATCTCGGACATCACGAAGTCGCCGAGCGGCGCTGCTTCGCCGCCTTCGGGACGCTCCCAGACATGACCGCACAGTGGGCATTCGATGGTGGCGAGCGGCACGATAGCGCCGCAGTCCGGGCAATCCTTGGTCGGCGCCTCGCCGGAAGGCTCGCGACCGTCCAGGTCGACGTCCTGTTCCAGCGATCCGTGCAGCATGGTCGACGTGCCGAAGTCGAGCACGATGCAGTCGGTCTTGATGACGCCCGGATGCTCCTCGGGGTTCACCGGGCGCAAGCCCCGGCCGACCATCTGGATCATGGTCGACTTGTAGGAGCTCGGCCGCAGCAGCACGACGCAGCTCGTCGGCGGGTGATCCCACCCCTCGGTCAGTACGGCGACATTGACGACGACCCGCAGTTCTCCAGCGGCGTAGGCGTCGAGGGTCGTCTTGCGGTCGGTATCGGCCATGTCGCCTTGGATCAGCCCGGCGGCGACACCGACCGCGTTGAAGGCGGCGGTGACGCTGCGCGCGTGGTCCACGGTCGAGCAGAACACCACCGTCTGGCGCTCGCCTGCCTTCTCCCGCCAGTGGCCGATGACGGCCTGCGTGATCGGGGCGCGGTTCATGATCGCCTCGACCTCGGCCATGTCGAAATCCTCGGCCGTGCGGCGCACCCTGGTGAGATGGTCCTTCACGCCGACGTCGATCACGAAGGTGCGCGGCGGCACGAGATGACCGGACGCGATGAGCTCCCCGATCCGGATCTGGTCGGCGACGTTGTCGAAGACTTCCCGCAGGCCCTTGCGGTCACCGCGATTGGGCGTCGCCGTGACGCCGTAGACCCGGCACTCGGGATTGCGCTGCAGCGCGGCGTCGATGATGCGGCGATAGCTGTCGGCGGCCGCGTGGTGCGCCTCGTCGATCACCAGGAGGTCGAGCGCGGGCAGCTGGCCGAGATTACCGGCGCGCGCCAGCGTCGGCACCATGGCGAAGGTGACCTGGCCAGCCCAGGACTTCTCCTTCGCGTCGACAACCGAGGTCGTGATGCGGGGATTCACCCGGCCGAACTTGCTGCGGTTCTGAGCGGTCAGCTCGTCGCGGTGGGCGAGCACGCAGGCCTTGGCGCCCGTGCTCTTCGGCGTTGCGCCGACCATGCGACCGACGACGGCCGAGAGCATGATCGTCTTGCCGGCTCCGGTCGGAGCGACGCCGAGGGTGTTTCCGTGCAGCCCAAGCGCGCGGACGCTGCGCTCGACGAACTGCTTCTGGCGGGGCCGCAGCAGCATGGCCGCCTCACTGCGCCCAGGACGGGCGCGTGCCCGCCGCCGGTGCTGAAGATTGGGGCATGGAGGGCTGGGAAGGCTGAGCCTGCGGCTGCGCTGCCACACCGGGCACGCCCATGAGGGCGGCATAGTCCTTGTGATCCGGCGTCACGGCCGCGCGGATCTCGTTCTTCTCCTCGCCGTTGGTGTCGGTGCCGATGTCGATCCGCGCCACGAACTCGAGCCCGTCGAGATCGGCAAAACCGCCGATGCGACGCGCGGCCTGGGCCTCAGGCGACATGTCCTTGTCCGAAATGCCGCGCGCGGAGTTGAGCATGCCGCGGATCAGGCTGCGGCCCATGTTCGCCCAGTCCGGGCCCTTGGGGCTGTAGAGCCCGATCAGGGTGAAGATCTTGCGCCGTGCATAGGGCCCTTC